CTGATGCAGATTTAGATAAGATGATTATGTCAGGAAACAGTAAAATTCTTGAACAAGCACAAAAATCTGCTAATATGTTCAGCCAACAGGTACAAAATTTAAATGGAAACCAAAGACCAAGCCAGGAGATCACAAGAGGTAAGCCGATCCAACCAGGCAAAACAGATATTGGAGAGTGAACTTTTTAAAGAGTCTGTTGAAACTCTTAAAAAAATTTACTCTGAAGCACTTTTAGAAAAAACAGGTGCTAAAGAAGGCGAAACAAGAGAAAAACTTTGGATCGCCTATAATGTTGTAGGAAAAGTAGAACAACATTTACAAAGTATTCTTGAAACAGGAAAACTTGCACAAAAACAATTAGAAGTTTTCCGAAAAGAACAACAAGAAAAAAAATTTTAACCAATCCAGGTTAAAATAAGCCAAGTCAAATGACAGCTTAACTAAGGAGAACGACTATATGTCAGAAACAAACCCATTACTGAATAAACAATCAGTACAAGGTGCTGCTAAACATATTGAAGGTTTATTAGACTCAAAAGGAGTAATTTCTAAACCTCAAAAAGAAGAAGCACCAGTTGAACAGAAAGAACCAAAAGCGAAAGCAGAAGATAATCAAGAAGTTCAACAACAACCTGAAGCTCAACCCCAAGAGGAAGCTCCAGTTCAAGAAGAAGCATCCCAAGAGAATGCTAGTAACGAACAAGAAACCGATCTACACCAAGTTATTGTTAATGGTGAAAAGATTGATGTTGACCTTGAAGAATTAAAAGCAGGTTATCAGAAAGATGCCGACTATAGACGAAAAACAGAAGAGATAGCTCTTGAAAGAAGAGAAATTAATTCTGAAAAAGATCGTCTAGCTAAAACGTATTCAACTAAGATGGAGGATTTGAACTCCCTTGTGTTGACGTTGAACGCAGAGATTAACAGCGATGTTAATTCCAAAGAACTAGATAGACTTTGGGATGAAGATCCAACTGAAGCTGCGAAGATTGATCGTAAGTTAAGAAGAAGGAGAGAAACTATTTCTCAAGCTCAAAAGAAA